AACAAACAACAATATCAAAACAAAACGTTTACTCAGATTCGACAGGCCTACATATCAGCTCGAACAGCGAATACACATCAAAACGTGCACCATCAACCAGCAAATCAGGACCAGTAGAACGCCTACAAAACACCACCGGATCACCATCAACACCATCAGCCAGCACAGCCTCAATACGACGCGCCAACGACATGGCACGATCAGGCATATCAGAAAACACGTTCACCCGCAAAAAAACACGCTCACGAACATGCAACTGCGGGCCACCATCCAACGCCAACCAAATCAGGTCACCGCTGAAATCCTCAGGCACCGTCCCCACACAAGGTATATCGGACAGCCAGCCATCATCCTTGAGCACACGTTTAGCCCACTTCCTGGGATCACCGTACACGATCACGACGCCGCCCCAATCGAACGAGCCAGCGTGCCATGCTTCGCCTCAATACGCTTCCCACCCTTATATGTGGTGCCTATACGAGCGACAGCCTCAACACGGTGAACCTGCACCTCCGACGACAAACCATTACGGTATTGGGCCTTATCGAAAGCGTTACCGCCCACATTCGCCGATGCGGCACGCCTAACCCTCTCGCCACGCTCAGCCAACATGCCCTGCACCCCAGGAGACTTCAACACCTCACGAATACCCGGCAAGTTCAGCTTCACATTCACATCCTGGACCACAATCTATCAGCCCTTCTTACGCTTCACATTGATCTGCGTACCAGCATCCCAGCCAGACATCGGATGATGCCACACGATAGGAGACCCGTCAGCCTCCCACACAACACCCCGGATACGCCACCTGCAACGATAATCAGCGCCCACAACAGACTGCTTGAAAAGCATCGACCAATGCTCATAGTCAGAGTCACGCCCCGCGGCCTCATCCTCCTGCGACAACGAAGCATAGATGGCCACGTTATGGTACACGGTTTCTACAGGATGCCCCCAATCCTCCACCTTGTCACCAAGATCATCGACACGAACAGTCGGTTGAAGCATCACAACCGTTTCACCGTAAGGAAAACTGGTCATATCATATCTCCCACAAAGGGCCCGCGTAGCCGTTAATATTCGACCCGCACGAGCAACCCTCACCCCACACCGTGGAACACACCTCAGAATGATTCACACTACTCCTCATGGTCGGTGTAATAGTGAACGCTTTACCAGCCCCACCATCACCCTCACACAGCTTCTTCAACGCGGCAATCTCAGAAGGCCACAACAAATTCGTGGGAGTATTAGACCGTGTAGTCTGAGCGAAAGGACCCGCAGACTCATACTGCACCTGACCCGACACGCCAGTATCATTCCAGCGCAACAAAGCCCTGCGCAGAATAGCCTTAGCTGCATCCTTGTATTTGAAATCCGGTTTAGCGATACAGGGGGCGACACTGACAGCCACAGCCTCCACATCGGCAATCATCGCCTCAAGCTTCTCTCGAGGAATATCGGCGAAAGGCTCAATATCCTCAGGCTTCAAAATGATACCCATCAACACCACCCCCTGCACACAGCATGAACATTATAGCAACAAATAGATCAGTTCTCGGCCGGCGGATTAGGCTTCGGGGCAGCCTTCTCCTTCACAACAGCAAACGAATCAAGCGACTCGATAGCCACATACAGCACCGCCTCGGCACGAACCATAACCTCATTATGGCCCTTCAGGTCACGCCCAGTCTGATCCGGATCGCCATACTCGATCAGTTCGATCGGGAAGTTACGCTGAAAACCCCAATGAACACGCGAGAAATCACCAACAATAGCCTTAACACCAGAAGCAGGCGACATCTCCGGGGCACCCGAAACAGTCGAAGAAGCACCAACATTCAAGCCACGCCAATTATCCAGGCCAGCAAACCCGGCGGCAGGATACATCGGCTGACCCGCAAGCGGAGACCCCTTCGGATACACCTCAGTAGACAGAGCAAACGAAAACGCCGGATCCAAAGCAACACCATTAGGAACCTGCAAACCAGCACCAGCAATCAGACCAACAGCCTTAACAAGATCAGCCGTAGCGGAATCGGTTGCATCAACAATATGCTTCGTCTTATCCAGCGACACCTTGACAGCCGCAGCAGGCTTACCCGTAGCAGGATCAATACCATGGAAAGCAATCAGATCAACAGCGCGACCAATCGAAGCACCAAGAGCAGGCGAAATCAGATCCTGCAAAACACCCAGACGGTAATCAGCATCAGCCCACATAAACTCGTCCGAGACACGCTGCTGAGTCACAACCTTGATAGGCTGCGCAGTAAACGCAGAAACACCAACGCTAGCGGAAGGCTTAACCTCGCCCTCGCCAACAATCTTAGCGCGCGGAACACCACTAAAAACGGCGCCCTTAACAGGCCCGAAAATAGTCGGCTGCTCCGGCGAAAGCTTCGCCAAAACACCAGAATCGATAGCACGGTCACGAACCGCACCAATCATAGAACCAGGAAGCTCAAGCTTCCCTGCAGAAAGAAAATCGTCAGCCATCACAAATCATCTCCTAGAATTATTGACAAGAGCATCCACAAACGCGACACCCTCACGTCGTTTAACATCATCAACGGGGGCACTCCCCGCAAGACGGCGCACACCCGCGCCACCACTACTATGGTCGATCAAACCCTTCAAAGCTTTCGCAGACTCGGCAAGCGACTCCTTATCGCCACCCGACAAGAAAGCGATCGCATCACTGGACAAACCATACTCTGAAGCAACCTCGCGCTTCACACCCTCAAGAACAAACCCGTTGATCCTGTCTTCGAGTTCCTCATTCTTGCGGCGAAGCTCATCAATAGTAGATCCAGAATCGTCACTCGATGTACGAAGCTTCTCCAACTCGGCGAAATTACTTTTAGCACGAGACTCCCACTTACGGGCCTCCGCCTTCCAATCAGTCCCCGGCGATTTACCCTCGCCTTCATTCTTCAACTGATTGTCGGCTACCTCCTGCCCGCCATCGTCTTTTGCTGTATCAACAATGCCGTTATCCTTTCCGGACTCCACAACATCATTGTCAACATTCTGTTCATCAACACTCTGATCGGCCATAGCCTAACCCTACACTCCTTGCGGAAAACAACACAACATTGTTGACCCCCGTGCGGGAGACAACCATGTGCACCGATAACCGGCGGCGCACAACCGGAAACCACATCAAATTATCTCATGCCGCCAACAGTACGCATAGCCTTCAAAATATTGCCAGGCGACTGCTGCAACCCATGATCATCAACCCACTCACGGGCCTTCTCATACGTCCTCTGATACTCGGCATCAGCCCTATTTGGTTCCCAACGCCCAACAACCTCAACCACCGTACAACCACAATGATCATGATACTTCGAACCAAACGGACGCCTACCGGCACGCTTATGACGCCGCGTATGACCAGTAGTAAGCGCCCGCTCTTTAGTCGTATAATCCGACCTCGTAGCCAACATGGCACAAAACGCGCACGGATCACCATCAGTCACCCGCCGCCACGACCTACCCTGCGCACCCGCAGACCACTCAACCGTGTCACGGCCAGCATTCATGACAGCCCGATTAACACCCGCCGCCATCGCATCAATAGTATCATTCGCCCTATCCGGGTCACTATCCATAATCTTCATAGTCGAAAACGACCTAGCCAAAGCCGCAGCAGCATCAAACTCGTCATACACAATCAAACCAGGATCCACACCATTCAACCGGCGAAAATCCGACACAAACCTGGCAGCCATCGATGCTGAACCGTCATGGCCGGCACGCTCCAACTCGACACACAAACGCACATACTGCGCATCTGTCATCTTCCCAGAATGCCACAAACGACCCAACTCGGCATAATAGCCCGCATACTTCCCAGCAAACCTGACCGCCTCACGCTGATACCCGGTAGCAGCAAGCCTCGCCTCAACCCCCGAAGCCATCGCCTATCAAACCTCGTTAGTTTGACGCGATATAGCCCCAGCCAGTGCCGCCAACGGATCCGAAGATTCGGCACGATGACGCATCACAGCCTCAACCTGCACATCATCAAGCCCCAACATCTCCAACACCGTCCGAGAATCCGCAGGCAAAATACCGGCACCAACAAGCTTCGTCACAGCATCAGCCGTAGCCGCCCGGGTAGGCGTCGAAGCATCACGCCAACGCAAACCCACATCACCAAAAAACGCGGCCTCATCAACACTCGAATCAAGCGCCTTAGCAGCCAGGAAACCAACCGACAGCCAGCCCTGACCAAACGACGTCTGCCTGCGTTCAGCACGCTTCACAAGCCGAGACTCCTCAGCAGCCAACGCCTCCCCACTAGGTGGGTTAGACGTGATAAACCCGAAATAGCGTTCAGGAACCGCAGCCTCCCCGGCCGTCAACTGCGCCAACAGGCGCATCTGATCCGAATACGGTGTAGGCGAATTGACAGGAAACGACCCCACATTCGGAGTGTCACCGTCATCATCCTTATCCACAGCCCACACAGAAGCCATCGACAGGACCCAGCCAGGCTGCGAAAACTCGTCAGCCGACACACCCGTCACCCACCTTTGCGGATAGGCGTAGAAGTCACGATTCACAGACTGGCCAAGCAGCGTGCGCACAGCCTCATCCGTGTAAGCCCTAATAGACCTCGTAATCTCCGAACGCCCATCAATCCTCGAAGTACGGCGACGATTCACAACAGGCACCAACGGAACCGCACCCAACACATTCTCAATACGGCCCGTCTCAACCCACTCACGAGACCCGCGCCGCTCCACCTGAACAATCACATCAGGAAGCAAAAGCTCAGCCTCAACAACCTCAGGATCACACGTCTGCTGAACCACCAAACCCGCATCCAGACGAGACCCGTCAGCCGAAAACCGGCCAGTACAATTCTTTGGTGACTGCGGACGAACCAACACCGACCCATCATCCTGGGGGATAACAGCCACAAACGACAAACCAAAAATCAGCGCATCCAAATGCACATCACACGACGCCGTAGCAAGCCGATTCGCAGCATACACACCATCCAGGCCGTAGCCGTCACCATTAGTCCAGCCAAGCCAATCCAGACGCTCCTCCAAAGCATCCACAGCAATACCAGGCCACGACACCACCGTCTGCACACGCTGCAACTCCGGAGGAATAGCAACCCCCAAATCACGCACCCGGCTAGAGCCCTCATAGTAGCCCTCAATACGGCAATGCCACGAAGACAACCCTTGAATACGATCAAACATGCCCTCAATCAGAGCCAACTCATCCGAGTTCATACCACAGACACCCGCTTCCTACCACTACGCTCCCGACGGCCACGACGAACACGTTTAGCCCCCAAAAACGCCAAAGACACAGCCTCCAAAGGAACCTCAGAACCATCCTTAAACGAGGAACCCCAACCCCACGCAGAGCCCTTCTTCTTCTGAACCGCCGACCTCACAGCAATATCCAACATGTCACGGCGAGAATCAGCACGAGGATGACTGATCACACCCGACCTGACACCCTCCAGGAAGGCCTGACACGCCTCCACATACACCCCAGTATCGGCCACAATCACGCCACGGCCCGGAATACCACGATCCGTCAACGCCTTCTGCAACAACACCGCACCAGACCCGGCAACCATGATCCGGTCAGTATCACCCCAACGAACCGCCAACCAGTCAGCCAACCGGCCCACACCATCAACAATCGTTCCCGACAGCCCATCAATAACCTCAACATGAACCCCAGCATCAGTCTTGCCGGCACCCGCCAAAGCAACCCGATCCCCAGAACGAGAAAACGAGACACCAAACACTTTACCGCCAACCAGACTCGCCTCATCCACAGCAGACTGAGCCCACTTATCAGCAGGAACCACAGACGCAGCAGACTGGCCACGATCCCACCAGCCAAGCCGCTCCCGAGCAAAACCGGCAGCAGACATCGACTCATGCTCATCGCTCACCGTCCCGAAATTCAAGCGGCGACCCAAGGCTGGATTCGTATCCCCCGCCAACTTACGCCACTGCCGCGACACATCATCCGGATCAGACTCGTCAGGAATCGAAAACTCCGTCCACGCAAACCTTTTACCACCCGACAAAGCCTGCCCACGAAGACGCAACACCACGCTACCATCCGCCAACGGCCCAGGCGGCGTGCCAAGGAAAATCTGCTGCGGATCACCCGAAGGAGCCGCAGACACCGTAGGAAGCAAAGCCTCCAACTGCTCATCCGACAACTCCTGAGCCTCATCACACACCAAATCATCAACCGTAAACCCGCGAGCAGAACCCCGAGAACGGGCCACAAACTCAACCGAACCCCAACCCGGACAACCACACTTACGCTCAAACGTGGCACAATCCGGATGATGCAACACAATAGCCTCCTGACCATTCGTCGCACGAATCGACTTCACCATACGATACAAGTCAGGAAACTGCCGCTCATTCTCAAAAAACGACCTCAACCGCATAAACGCCTTACGAGCCGACTTCAACTCGTGAGCCGTATGCAAAATACGGCGACCCTGAATAGTCGCCTTAAACAACTCCACAATCTCCAAAATAGCATTCTTACCATTCTGACGAGGCACAAACACCCCACACACACCCGAAGCAAGCCTGCCATTGCTACCGACAGCCAGCCAATCATCCAACACCTGCTGCTGCCACGGATCAGGCGTCAACCCATACGCACGACCCAACTCCCCAGCATCACCGCCAGCAGACACCGAATACGCCGCAGCCACCCGGTGACGAGGAACCTGAGAACCAACAACACCAGACACCTAATCAGGCCCCCTTGCGCTTCCTATACCGATCAATCATCGCCACCGCAGAACCCCCACCACGGCCACCAGACGCCACATCAACCGAATACCGATCCAACATACCCATAAACGCCTTCACATGAGCACGCAACGAAGCCACCAAATCCGCGCGACCCTCACGCCACACACAATCATGAATCACCGCAGCATCCATGAGAAACAGCCACTCCTCATCAGACACGTACGATGCGCGGCTATCCTCACCCCACACACGCCACCAACGACGCGTCTCCCCACACCAATCATGCCCCCCAGGAAGCTCAGGCTGCACAACACTCACCACCAACACAAAAAGTCGACAAACAGACAAATCCACAAAAGGGAGGTATTTCACTAGATCGGAAGAGCG